TTTAAGCAAACTTAACGACAGCGCCGGTTACGAGGTTATAGAAGAGTAAAATAAAAACAACGGAATAAATACGATGGCTTACGAAATGCCCATTGGTGGGTTTAACGTTTTAGGGATGGGTGGAAACACCGGTGGCATGTTAGCAGGTAATCCTTTTGGACCACAATTTGTTATTCCACAACGAGGAATTCGTGGTATGTCCAGAGAGGAGATTGAAGGATTGAAAAAGTGGGATCCTCAATCCGCTCCGGCCATTGAAAATATTTATCGTAATGTAAAGCCTGGTGGACCACAGCCGTTTCCCTTGGCTTATTCGAATGGTTCATCGCCAGCGGGTAACATAGGTGCGTTAGAAGATATTGCTCAAGGATACACTCAAACTCCTAGCTGGGCGCCGCGCACAAACCTCCCGGCTCCTGGCTGGAACCCCGGCATGATTGGTCCCTCCGGAAATCCGAACTTCCGTCCCTCCCCCCAGTGGAATCCAACTGGCCCAAGCCAAGCCAACCGCACTCCCTTGGCATGGCAGAATGCAGGCTTCCAAACCAAAATGGTTTCTTGACCTTCCATGAAAACAAAAAAACTAGTTAAAAAAGCACTCAAGACTCCGGAGCTTTATACTCCTGCTGAGATATTGTTTTTTATGCGGTGGTTAAAACAAAAGAAGCTTAACAAAACTGCTAAGATACAGAAAGATAAAGGGGTTAGTAGTTAATGGCGGTCGATGCAAAAGCCAGATTAAAAGAAATTATTGACGCTACGGTCGAAAAAGATGGGTCGGCGCATGTCGATACCATGGTCGTTGGGTCGCACTTGGCGCAAATGAAAATGTTCGGCATCCGTCAGGGTGTCGAATTTTTTCCTTCTCAAGATAACTTTGGCAACCAACGTAAAGATTTTCTTGATCGTGTAATTAAATACAACCAGCTAGATACCAGGCTTGATTCTATTTGGGATTATTTTTTGTGTGATGGAAAAGGCATTTTTTACATTCGCCCTACTCAGTCCAACTATCGTCTGTACTATTTTCGTAACCATGAATATCGCAGCTATTACAACGTTGATGGCCAGCTGGATGAAGTCGTAATCATTTATAGCTACAAAGTTAAAAAGGGTAATGGCTTTGGCGATAACATTGCAGTAAACAATATTACAGGTACGCAAACTCTTGGTGCGCAAGGAGCCAAGCGTTACATCAGGCTTTCGATTAAGCGACGTACTATTGAAGAAACGCATTCAGAAGGCGAGATGTCTTTTGATATGCCAAACTATACCGCTCTTGGTCGCACCAAAAAGTTTGATAACACCCTCGGATTTATTCCCTGCGTAGAAATCTTTAACAACCCCAAGGGCTTCTCAACCGAAGGCACAGGTGAATTTGATGCTTTTGCTTCTCACATTACTACGCACGATGAATTAGTCCGCACCATGCGGAAAAATGTTCAGTTCTTTGGTAATCCAACTCTTCTTTCTTCCAGGCCCAAGACAGACCTTATGGAGTCAGGTTCAGACTCCGCTGTTCAGCGTCCATCCATTGCAGCAAACTCAGGTTTTGGAAGCCTTGGTGCATTAAGCCGTTCTACATTTAAGGCCGATCCCATTGGTCGAAGCAGTGTAGATGGTCAGATTCGCGTACCACGGGTTATTGCAAACTTGGAGCCAAACGATAGGGTTGGCTATATTGTTCCAGATGCAATTACTGGTGATCAAAATGCATTTGCTCGTACGTATCGAGAAGAGATTCGGACTGCTCTTGGTGGCGTAGACGAACTATCCATTTCTGCTGGCGTAACTGCAACAGAATACAAATCATTGTTTGGACGTGTAGCTGCAACATCAAAGAAAAAAGCTACTGCTATTTATACATATGGCATTTCACGTTGTCTTGAATTAATTATTTTTCAAGAAGAAAGATTGTTTAGGGCGTCGTTAGCACATGCCGCAGGTTTTGAGGAACCTGTGGAGCCCCCGGAGAATGCACCTCCAGAAGAAAATCAGGCGTACAAGGAAGCTGTCACTGGGTTTGATGAAAAAGTCAAACAAGTCATGATGGCTTGCATGGAAACCAAGATTGTTCCACCTGGTGTTACGGGACTAATTCCTGATGGTGATTTAACAGTTCTTTGGCGTTGGACGGGACCTGTGTATGAGGAATCAACACAAGACGTTTTGAACAACTCTATTGTTGTTAGAAACCTACAGGAGTTAGGTGTTGATAGCATTGAAGCACTGAAGTTTCTCTTTCCGTCAAAAACGGATGAGGAACGAGCCGCAATGTTAAGCGGTTTCCCGTTCAGGATGGTAGGCGAATTGCAGAATGCATTTTCTCAATTTGCTCGCCTTGTGGGTGGAATGATGCAGACCCCCCACCCGGAGTCACCGGATCTTCCGATGGCTGCGGATCCAAGGCTGGATCTAACACCGTATCTGTATCGAACACTAGAAGCATTACAAAAGGAGATGAGTTATGCAGGACGCTACCGTCCAATCGATCCCACAGACGAGCCCAGTGTCGTCAGTAGCTCCAAGCAGCTACGTGATGGCGGCTCCGACTCCGACGCAAGCGGTGGCGGTCCAGGCCCCCAGCTACCAGCAAGCGACGGCACCTCAGGCGTATCAGGTGGGTACCAGCTACCCCCAAGCGGTACCTCAGGCGACGCCCAACTACCAATACGCCCCTACTCAGTACGCCCCCCAATCCCAACCGAACTACTCAGTGCCCTCTCAGGAGGCACCGGTCAGCAACCCATGGGAATCGGCGTTCAACAAGGTGGTAAACCTACTGAGCGCTCCAGTCCAATCCCCCTTCCAGGGTCAACAGTCGACTCCGACGACTCAGTACGCCCCGGCCAATTATGGAATGCAGAGCAGCCCCCAAGCTTTGCAACCCTTGGGGATGCAGACCTCATATCCCAGCCAGGTCTCATCGCCCAACTATTCCCAAACCTCGTCAGCTCCTTCCTTGGAGCAAATCGCGGACCTGGTGGGGATGGGGCAGGAAAGCCGTCAAGTGATGGACGCGTTCGGAATCGAAGCGCCCGCCGTTCTAAATAACTACGCCCTTCAACTTGAAGGGATGCTCGACAGTGCAGTTGCTTGGAGCAATGAAGCACTTGGTACCCTGCAAGGTTATGCCAACTTTGCAGTTAATGAGCACCAGGAGAACCTGGCGTACAACGAGATTCTGACCAATCCCGATACCCTTAGCGATTACACGCTGCGGTTCTTCGGTCCGGAAGGTCCCTATCCTGTGTACGAAAACACTGCAGAGCTTGAGACTCCTGGGTATCCGACTCGGCCAGTCATGGCTAACATCGGCAACTTCCCTGCTCCTCCTTCTGCCGATGCTCCCCAACAGCCTGAAAACTTCTGGGGCGGTTTCAACGAAATCATGGCACGTGACCCCCAGAATGCCTGGCGCGTTCTAAACCAAGCCCAACCTCAAGTTGTCGCAAACAAATTGTTTGTGATGGAATAATTGAGGAAATAATTTTAGCAGTTAATATGTAAAATTATTAGCTGCTAAAATTTACAATAGATAAGACATTTTGATGTCTGAATCTTTCACCTGACAAACTACAGTCCTGCGACACTGGAGGATAAAACAAAGTGTTTCTTGATAACGATTTTCCTAAGATTCTTGGTGCGGAACTTTATCGTCCCCACCCTGCATACATTGCGGAAATGGCAGTTGAGCCCGTGGTTGTCCACGACTTCACTCGCCAACCCGGCCAAACCGTTCAGCTAGACCGCTATAAGTTCTGGGGTACTCCTGGTACCAAGGACAGCCGTGAGCGTATTGCCGACCAGACCATCGGTACCGCCAACAGCCGTAACATCACCAAGGAGAAAGTCCTGGTGGTGCTTAAGGAATACACCGGTCCTGCTGACCCCGGCGATCCTACCCAGCCTTCAACCTTCAAGATTGCTCGTGAGACTCTGATCACTGCCCAGCGCATGCTGCTGGACACTGGCAACCTCAACATGTTCCACCAGTCCATCGGTAGCCTGACGCTGCTTGATGACTATCGTCGTTGGCGTGACCGCGTCTTTATTGACGAACTAGCCAAAGCTGAAGCCAATGGTAAAGCTGACACCACCCAGGGCGGCTATTACTTTGCTGGCGGTAAGACCAAAGATTCTTCTGGTCGTATCTCCTACACCTCTACTGAGTACACCGCTGATCTCCAGCAGTTCCAGGTGCGTACCGACCTGCTGAACGTTGTCAAGGATCTGCGTAAGCGCAACGTGCCGACCTATTCCGATGGTCTGTATCGTTGCATTTGCGATCCTACGTTCATGATGCACCTGCGTCGTGATCCTGACTTCCGTGAGATCGCTCGCTACGCTGGCAACCCCGGTCAGGGGATGTATATGGGCAACCCCGGTATGCCCAACAACGCCAGCTTCTACATGGGTCCTCAAGCCGGCCAAGGTTACTTCCTTGCTGGTGAACCCGTCATGCCTACTGGCGTGCAGTTTGAAGGCGTTAAGTTCTTCGAGTCGACCAACTTCCCGACCAAGACTATTAGCACTTCCTTTGACGGTGGTTCTAGCTATTCTTCCCAAGAAGCAGCCCAAGGTTACTTCTTCGGTCCCCAAGCTGTTGGCGTCGGTATCGGCGGCCCCAACGCTCAGGTGCTCATCAATAACAACGATGACTTCAGCCGTTTTATTATTCTGATTTGGCAACTGTACGCTGGTTTTGAAATCCTCAACAAGGACTTTATTACCACCTCCTACAGCTTTGTTTCTGACGACGGCAACATCTGATAACCTATAACTTATTCTCACAGGAGAAATAAATGACTTACTTGTCTGCTAAAAAGATCTATCCAGGTAACTGGAACAATGCTCTTAATGGTTGGTACAAAAACATCGACGTAACCGCCGATAATGCCAACGATTATTCCAAGGGCGGTCCTACCTCGGTGTTGGCAACCCCTGGCTACCGTTACTTCCAACAGCGCGGTTACGTTCCGGTTACCTGGGCTTCCGGCTCAGCTACCGCTAGTGGCGCTTACATGAGTGTGATCGTTCCTTCGCCCTACCGCCAGGACGACACCCGTACCGACATCACCGGCATGGTGATCTCTGGTAGCGCCACCCAGCCTTCTTATGTGTATCGCACCGCGATCTCCGTGGGTTCCGGCTGGGGTGATGGACGTGTTGCCTCTGGTGTGTATGCCGCTACCGGCAACATCATCTCCTTTGGCCGTAATATTGGTACTGCAACTGCAGTCACTGGCGTTGCCTTCTCCGGTGTCGCTGAAGGTGCAATTCAAGCCAACATGGTTTCCACCGTCTCTGGTGACGCCTCCGCCAAGATTTACTTTGCTGGTGGTACGCAAGGCTTTGGTACCAACCCCTTCATCACTAGTACTGGCGTTCCCTCCATCTCTGGTGTTGGTTCAGGTACTGTTGCTTACTTCTCTGTCACTGGCGTCACCACTCTTGGTGTGCTTGCAAAGGGCGCTGCAAACGATACCTCCACTTCTGGGGGCGTCTACATCTCTGATGCTGATGTCGCTGCAGGCCGTACTGGCTACCTGGTTGTTGAAGTGTGCTACATCCGTCCGGACGACGCTCCTGGCTACGAGGATATTGACGCCTACCTCAACAACCGCACTGTTAGCTAATTAGGTTAAAGTGGATACCAGACACCCTCTGGTATCCATGCTTTACCAACACAAAAAGAATGGCGCTCGCGTCAAGATTGTAAGTGAGTTTGATAATGGCGACTGGTATATGGTCGAAGATCAAGACGGTCGCCTTTATACCGCTTACAAAGGAGAACTTCTACCAGATGAAGAGGCAACTAAAAAAGTCAAGACTCTTCAGGTAAAAGATAAAGCAGCCCTTGAAGAACCACGCAAGTTTCCTCCTGATACCCGCCTTAACGTCAACAGTGCTACAGCACAAATGATTGCGGATCATATCAAGGGGATAGGCCTTAAGACTGCTCGGGAAATTAAAGACTTGCAAATGAGCCTGTCAGGTGAAAGGTTTAATAGCCTGGAGCAGTTGAAGCAAGTGAAGCGTGTAGATTGGGATTCAGTGTTTGCCGCCAATTTGGTAAGAGTGTGATTCACATTTAATCCCGTCAATTTTGGCGGGATTTTTTTGTCTTAAAATAACAGAAAGAACATTGATAATGGCACTTAATCCTGCTACTTACGTTTCATTAGGCAAGACCGGAGCCAGTGGTGGTGTTACCGGACCCCATGGACATTTTG